GTTCCGCTTACATAAGCAAAGCTCGAGCCTGTTGACTAGACAGGCGGTGGATATTCATCGCGGTTCGCAAGGAATATGTCAGCCGAGTGGTACGGCGATCCAGTTATAATCGACGATCAATAACCGAATCCTGGAATAAAAGTAGGATTCCTACGTTTGTAGTTAGAACGTCACACGGACAATTCGGCATACAATAAATAAAATATACATTAGTATGTAATCAAGGTCAAATCATCATACTCAGTATAGGATGTTGGGGTCGAGTTAGTTCACTATTCTTACGAATTGTTATTATTAGGGTGTTCTCACGTCTAGAACGTATCCTGATTACAATTAACGCAAATCTCGCCTCAACTAGAGGATCAATTGATTACGCCAGTTCTGGAGGAACAGCCGTTTTTAGTCCGGTGTAAATCTCTCCTTATTTATAAGATATTGTTTATGACGGTGAACGTAATCATTTGGTAGAATAGTTAAAGCCTTCCGCGGATTCTCGGCAAGTTATTTCAGATAAACATAACGATGTCTAGCTAATCGATAGCGCTTAGTAATAGATGGGTCATTCAAGATTCTCGAGATCTCCATATATTTCTTAGGCAATTAGACGTCGTTAACCAAATTAGGCTGCTAATTCACTGCGAGTTCGCCAGTAAATGCGTAGCAATACAATGTATAATATGATATACCTAACTTAGTATTGATTTCATCTTCAACAACATAATCAGTCGGTTTATTAGTATTGTACTTCGTGAAGTTTATTACTTTCGACAATGATTGGAAGGCATTTCGGCTTTGTTACTAAGTATAAGATGTCTTACTGTAACGAAGACGACGTGCATTGGATATTTATTACAACAGGCGCGATGATGCATCAGCTTTTAACCCATGTAAAATAGCCAAATGATATAAAGCAGGATTTTAATGAAACTGTCTTTGACGTTTAGTATAATATATCCTGCTATTCAGCAATTTAGAATAATCACGGGTAGCGTATATTATTCCCTATTTCTAAAAGAACCATTTAGAACAGAAATCACCACAACGGCCTCGAGTTAAGTGAATATATTTCAGTATCTGTCCTGTAGTAGAATACAATAGATTATCACCATCGACTCCCTTTTAGAAATTGTACCCAATCGATTTCTGGGCGAGTATTTTATCCATGACATCCTAGGTAGAATGGAAATTCTTATCATCCCCGGAATTGTCTTCGGTCCAATTGGTTGGAGCGTAGGCTTATACTGCCTTTATCCAGCCAGCTTCGGCTGCATTATCGATGTAATCATCATGCTACAACCATGGTTCGGGATCACCAGCTCGATACAAATCATATAATGTGTCCCAGCAATTATTGATAGTGTTACTACCTGTTGTGTAGAAAACACTGCCACTGGGCACAGATTGCTAATAACGTAACGCGAAGACATGGTTTCCAACGTCCCCGGGATAGTTCTTAGTAACCTTTTTATAATGACTTGGGAATTATTTCCTGAATATTTTCATAGCGGATTCGCTGATGATGGCCGGTTTTAAATCAGGAAATACCACAAACATCCAGTAAGAAGTTTGCTTGAACCCGCTCCGTATGCATTATGCATATTATTACTAAGTAATACCAGAATTATTTAATTACAGGAAGGCCTTAACAGCGCCGGTTCGCAGCTGATAAGACAGAATCATTTACAATAATTCGACATATGCAAAGAGTCGGGCGGCCGTGCTACACGCATCGTAGCTTGAAACATCTTGAGCGAGGACATAACCATCGGCTTCTCGATTTCTCCATTTTTGCTCAAGCAGGCCTTTCGGATAAGCCACAGTGAAACCAGGAAACAACGCTTTCAATACTGCATAAATCGAATCCATGAATATAACATTCAACCCTTTTCCGGAGGAACCGGGTACGGATATATTACGGTTTCGATTTTAATCATCGATCGTCACGCCATTATTTTGCATGGTCTCACACCATTTAGAATATGGCATTCGATAGGTTTAACCTGTCTTCACCATCTGTAAATAGTGAGTAGCTCCACTTCTTCCGGTGCTTAGTTGCTAACGAGCACATCTTATACATTACAATTTCTTATTTTAATCATAATCTTTAGATCGGAAGTGAGCCTCGATCTATTTGTTAGCAAGATTAGCATAAATAAGATCTTGTAAAGTCTGGTGTTCCTAAACCTTGGAGTTGAGATAGCTAATGTGTCTACGGATCATGGATAGACGATCCTCGGTATCTATCCTTGAACTTCTTGTATTGGCTCCGATTTGACGTGTGAGAGCACTGATGCGACTATTTAGACTATCACCTCCATAATATTAATATGTCATCTGCAGTTATCCATTTTTGTGAATTGGTGTAGAGACTCGCGTCATCTTCTTGGTCGACAAATCGTGTTTAACATACCGTTGTTCTTCTACATCATAAATATACGGAGTGTTGGGATCGAGGTTCCCGATCACACGATTAATTGCGGATATTTGAGCCCTGTTATATTAACGGTACTCAAGGGAAATGATATCCGGGTGCGGCTCAGGCAAAGCTTTCAAAGGTTTAAAGAAATAGTAACCTTATCCACTTTATTACAGCAATTCAGCACGTATCTGAGGGACACCGCCAACTACCATGGGGTCCAACTCACTTAACTGTTGCTTCAACAGAGTCGTGGAAGCAAAATTGAAACGGGTCGGCAAGAACCGCATAGTAAACTCAAGATTTCTCGAGATACTACGAATAAATGATTCTGCATAGGTAATTTCGGTTTGAACGGTGCTTTTAACATAACTATCGTTCGCGTACCCTTCAGCCACAATGTTACTGCGGATCAACATATTTGCCATGTATGTCAAGTCGAATAAACTAATCTATCCTGTCGAATGGGTGCATTAAACAAATTAGTGAGGGAGCTTTTTAGACAGACAATGTTACACGAACAATTACCTGTTAGGTAAAGTCAATGTGGAATTCCAACATCGATATTACAGTTAATCCCCGTATGGTTTTCCAACACGGAAAAGCCCGAACTGCATTGTTTAAGTCATCCTCTGGATAGTGCGACGGTACACATACTACTTGGAATCTATCGTGATGCGCGTTTAATTATGTAACGAACGTATGCGTATTCCCTCAAACTTGACATCAAATAAATAAGGGACAGACTGCACAACATAACCGTTATCGAGCATTTAAACAAATAAATACTTGAAACCCGGTCTCTTTCGTTTTCCATAAGGTAAACCGCACTGAACGATATGTACTAAGTCACTCTTAATAGTCTAGTCCCAACATAACTATTCTTAACCTTGAGGAGCGATTCGCTCGACGAGGGGAGTTATGATACAGGATATCAACAAAAGAATATTCGAATATAAGAACGTCTCTTTCGTGCTAGACCTATAAGCGAACGTACATCTCTTATAAGAGAGTAAATCCATGGCGAATAAC